TCAAATAAGAAGATCTACCTATTCTTTTGAAATAGTAAATAATAAATTAAAGATATTCCCTATTCCTACAGCTGGAAGTAACCTTAGATTTGAATATTATAAGGTTTCTGATAAAAAAGCAGCAAGTTTTATAGATGGAAGCGGGTTAATTACCAATGTAGGAGAGGTACCATACGATAATCCTACATATTCACAAATAAACAGTGTAGGAAGGCAGTGGGTATTTAGATATACGTTAGCTTTGGCTAAAGAACTACTAGCTTATGTTAGAGGAAAGTACCAAACAGTACCAGTACCTGGCTCAGAAGCTACTCTAAACCAAGCAGACCTGTTAACTGACTCTAGAGCTGAAAAAGAAGCATTAATAACTAACCTTAGAGAGATGTTAGACCAAACTTCTAGACAGGCTCAGTTAGAAAGAAAAGCAAACGAAGGTGAAAACCTTAGTAAGACATTAAAAGAGGTTCCAATGACAATATATATCGGATAATGAAGCTAGTAGATGTTATTTTAGGTGAAGCTACATATACTCCATTTCGTGGAATGATACAAGTTATTAGTAGAGATACTAGTCCTTCAGTATTAGCTGATCTAATTAGAGCACTTCCTGGTGTAACTACCTGCACTATAGCAGGTTCTGATGAGGTTTCAAAGAGATATACCTTTAAGGTAAAGATTATTACACAAAAACCACCGTCTGAGGCGTTTGAAGCGTTAAAACAGAATGCTATGAGTAAATATACTGAGGTAAACTCGTTAAAAGTAGCTTCTAACTCCATAGAACGTATGAAACGACCAGGAGAATACTAATATGCTATTTGGATCTAACAGAGACTTCGATTTATTGGTTAATATCAACCGAGAACTACTAAAAGACATAGTAGAACAGGAGATATTATACCATAAACTCAGTTTAGAAGACACAGACGTTAATTTATACGGTGAAGCAATGCAGAAATCATTCTGGAATGCAGTAAAGCTTAATTGTCTTATAACTAGAGGTGATCAAGTAATAGATATACAAGAATTTGGACCAGATTTAGGTAGAGAAGCATCATTTGCTTTCTTAAGACCAGATCTAGAAGATGTTTCCGTAGTTCCGGAGGTAGGAGACATCGTTCAATGGCATAATGACTTCTATGAAGTCGATACAGTAAGAGAAAATCAACTATTTCTAGGTAGAGACAAGAGCTACAACCTCACCTCCGCAACATCCGGGTTTGGCTCTTCTCTATCTATTATAGTAGACTGTCATCTCACAAGAGCTGACAAGGTAGGAATATCAGAAGTAAGATAACATGGCAGAAAACACACCATTACCTAAAACACAAGATCAACTATCCCAAGAATCACTTGGTTTAGACAGTTCTACTGTAGATCAAGGTATAGTTAGAGCTAATCAACTATCTAGATTAACAGATAACGTTGAAAATCTTACTATTGGTATTAAGGATATAGACGAAGCTATATACTACTACTTTAATGAAGTACTAAAACCTCAAGTCTCTCAAAATGGTAAAGTAATTAACGTTCCATTGGTATATGGTTCACCTGAAAGATGGGCAGCCATGCAGAAAGACGGTTATTACCGTGATAAAAACGGTAAAATGCAAGCACCTCTAATTGTATTTAGAAGGGATAGTATAGAAAAGAATAGAAACTTAGGAAATAAGTTAGATGGCAATAAGCCAATCAACTATGGGGTATTTGAAAAGAAGTTTTCTAATAAGAACATATATGATAAGTTCGGAGTTCTTAATAATAGAAAACCAGTCAAAGAGTATTATGCAGTAGCTATACCAGATTATGTTAATATAGTATACGGATGTGTAATATTTACTGATTATATGGAACAAAATAATAAGATTATAGAAGGAATTAATTTTGCTTCTGATTCTTATTGGGGAAATCCTTCTAAATTTAGATTTAGAGCAATGATCGACACCTACACTACCTCAGCAGAGATAGTTCAAGGTAATGACCGTATAATTAAAACAGAATTTAATATTAACTTACTTGGTCACATAGTAACCGATGCAATTAATGCACAGGCCTATAACAGTAAAAAGTCTTATTCTAAGGCTGCTGTTAAAGTAACCACAGAAGTAGTAGGAAATATAAACGATATATAGAAAATGAGTAGAATAGATAGTATATTATCGGGTTCGTTAGTATTTAGAGATCAAGGTACCTATCTTTCTGAAATACGTCCTGGAGTAGATAAGGTGACTATTACCGGATCCTTACACATAACCGGTAGTAATATACTTCTTAACGGTAGTGATATTGGATTACGCATTACTACACTAGAAGCTGGACAAGGAGCTGATCAAGTTAAGTTTGGATCTATACTTCTCTACACAGCTTCTATAAGTGAATGGACAGCTTCTTTGAAGGACTATACTAGTTCTTTAGCTACTACTGCTTCTAATCATTTTATTGGTAGTCAATACGTAACAGGTAGTATTATTCCTCAAGGAACAGCAGATTTAAATGGAATTTACGATTTAGGTTCTGTATCTGCTCCTTTTAGGGATTTATATTTAAGTACTGCATCACTACATTTCGTAAAAGACGGAAAGACAGTAGTAAATGTCACAGGAGAAGATAGAGGAGTAGTAGTAGGTAACCTATTATTAGGAACATCTTCTATTTCTATAATTGACAACCAAGGAGAAATCGTAGATGTCATCTACCAAGCTACTTTAGATCCAAATGGAAACTTAATAGAAGTAGAACAGCAATCACTTCCTCAGGGAATAGTAAGTAGTTCTGCTCAAATAGACGCTTTAGGATTCTTATCAGCCAGCATATCAGGTATTGTATCAAGATCAGCACAAATTTCTGAATTAGGATTCATAACCGGTAGTAAATTTGAAGAATTAGACGATATACCACAAGGAATAGTATCCGGCACAGTTCAAATACAAGATTACCTATTAGATAATGACTTAGATCTTGGTTCTGGTTCTATCCTAGCAGAAAATATAACTATATCTGGTTCTATTACTATAGACGGACAGGATATAAATGCAGAATTAGAAAAATTAAAAGTATTTGGTTTATCCGGCTCATATGGTTCAGCAAATACCGACATACAGGTTACAGGTTCATTTAATTTATCTCTAGACGGTATAACTAAATACTTCTCTATTGATATTAATGGTGAAGAAAAAGTAAAAGTAAACGAGGAAGGAGTATTCCAACTAATATCTCAAAGCTCGGCACCAACACCTGTAGAAGGTGGGATGTACTTTGGAGATGATTTCAATTTATACCTCGGAGTAAATGAATAAATTAACATATTTATATACATAATAGTATTTTAGCATGGCACAGTGGAAAAAGATAGTAGTATCAGGTAGTAATATATCTCAATTAGCGAATGACGTTGGATATGTTATTAACCAAGGCTCTGGAGGAGTAACACTCAACGGAGCTTTTACAGGATCATTTAGTGGTTCAGCAGTATTACCAGCCTTAACACAAGGAACTGGTATAACAGCATTTACTTATAACGGTTCATCACCGGCTACAGTAGCGTTAACTGACGCATTTACTGATGGAGGTGGTGTTGCAGGAACATTTGGTTCTTCTACCTCTATCCCAGTACTGGATATTGATGCTCAAGGTCGTATTACCACAGCATCCTCTGCTGCACTTGCTACTCAACTTACTATTTCTTCTGATGGTGTTACCACTGACACTGTAGATCTACTATCAGACACCTTAAGAATAGGTGCTACAAACGGTATTACAAGTACTCTTACTAATAATACTATTACCATTGGGTTAAAATCAGGAGTTGTATCTGGTTCTACATTATCTTCTCCTGCTCAAGGTCAAGTTACCTTAACTACTAACGGTGTTGCAGCAGCAGCTATTGATTTAGGGTTAGAAACTACCGATGATGTAACGTTTAATAACTTAACATTAACTGGAGATGCCGAAATTGATGGTAACTTAACAGTAAACGGTACATTAACCTATCTAAATACTACAAATTTAGAGATAAAAGATAAGTTTATCTTGTTAAACTCTGGTTCGAATGATCCAGACACAGCCGGTCTTGTAGTTGATCAAGGATCTGGTA